TAACCCTGCTAAAGCCTGAGACTGTGCAGCGTTCATACCAAACATATCAGGATTCATCATGCCTGAGTCTTCACCAGCACCTAAGCCCTCACCAGATAACTGTAGGCCTATACGACCTAAGCCTTGCATCTGTTCTAAGTTCTTAGCACGTTGCTGTGCAAAGGCTGGCTCAAGTAATGAGGAGCGTTCATCAAATAAGCGCTGTCCTGCTGCCTGTGGGTCAAAGTTATAATTAAACTGATCAGCAGCTTGTAGTGCATCCTGACCTGCTACGTTAAACATTCCTTGACCTTGCTGTGCCATGTCACTTAAGCCAGCGTAAGGGTCTGGGTTACCTGTGCCTGATCTAAAGGTAATAGGCTTGAATGTGCCTCCTGTAGGCTGGTAGTCTCTTGCTCCTCCTGCCATAGGGCCACCAGCAACACCTACTGTACTTTGTAACATACCACCGCCTCCTCCTGCGTTACCCATGCCAGCCTGACCTCCAAAAGCACCCTCAGGACTCATAAACTGCTTCTGTCCTTGTGTCATACTATTCCACTGTTGGTCACTAAAGTTACTAGGCTTCTGAGGGCCAGTGTAACTGTTAGGTGCTGCTTGATTTTGTTTTACAATGTTACGTGCATAATTAACTTGATCTTGTAATGAACCTATGTTAGCTTTCTGAGTAGGGTCTAAGCCATCAAAGATAGCTTGAGAAGCTGGACTCATGCCGTATCTAGTCTGATCTGCAAAAGACTGTATAAAGGGTGAGAAGGGAGAACCCGCCATTTGCATCCAACCACCAGCAGTGTTAGGTAGCTGAGGCGTAAAGTTTTGACCCATGATAGCTGCATCGGCTCTTGACATATCTGTTTGTTGACCGCCATAAGTGCTGCGATCATCTACAGGTACGTTATTAGAATACTTTTGCATTTCCTGAGCACGACTCATAGCTAGGTTAGCTTGAGCACGTTCCTGAGCTACTCGTTGTTGACGTTGTGCTTCTACTGCCGCTGCTTGTGCTGCTTGTTGTTGTGCTAAGGCTTGCATAGTAGCCGCTTTATCTGCTCTTTCAGCCGCTGCTGCTGCTGCGTTCATCTGAGCGCGTTGTTGTGCGTCTATACCATTATTACCGCCACTGTCATTATTCTGTTGACGTTGTTGGTTCTGTGTTTGTTGGCTAACTGCGTTGCTTCTATTATTACTAAATAGATCAGGCATTATGCTGTCCTCTTCCAAAAGTATACGACAATATACGGCTGTACAATATCGTGTGAGTGGGCTGCTCCACCGCCTTCATAATCTAGTTCAGTCTGTCTAGGGTATGAAGTAGGTTGACCTGCTGCAACAGAGTCACTAGAACCATCTGGGTTACCTGTACCTTGTATTCCTGTGTACCCATGAACGTGACTAGGTATTTCATTAAGTGTAAGCGTATGTGAGTCAGTCTTAGCACCGCCTACTTCTTCTACTGTATTAAAGTCACTGTCACTTGCATTGATACCTACTAAGACACGACCAGCACCAAAGGCTGCCCAAGTACCTACGCCAAGTAAGCTGTTAGGGTTAGTTGCAACTACTGATGTGTACACAGAGCCTACAGGATATGCTAGACCATTAATAGTCGCTGCTGTGGGCGTAGCGGCCTGTACAAAGGCTGTAGTAGCCAACTGTGTAGTATTAGTGCCAGCAGCCGCTGTAGGAGCCGCAGGGACGCCTGTGAACGTAGGGGCATCTATTGGTGCCTTAGCTGCAACACCAGCCACTATAGCGGCCTGTGTGAACGCTGTGGTGGCTATCTGTGTGCTGTTAGTCGCTGTAGCTGCTGTAGGTGCCGCTGGTATACCTGTGAACGTAGGCGCACTTAGGTTAGCTTTAGTAGCTACAGACGTTTGTATGCTTGAAAACTCGTCATCAATCTCTGTACCACTGACAGTCTTGAGAGCGTTACCTGTGGGTAAGGCGTCCTTTGATGCAAAGTTAGTTGCTTTAGTATAATTAGACATAGTTAAAGTACCTTACCTTGTTTGGCATATAATGAAATTTTTTGTAATGACATAGGTGCGCCATCTATATCAGTAGTAAATCCTATCTGTATAATGTCACCTGCGCCTTGTGTTGATGCTTTTTGTTCGTTGATTAAGACTGAGCCTGAGTATTCTCCTATGCCGTACTCGGTAATACCATACTCGTATACAGTACCTACTTCTAATGTAAATGTATAACCATAATATACTGGGCTATAGTCATATCCAATCTTAAGTGCAAAGGTTTGTCCTGTAGCTCCTACTGTAGTCGCTGACAGCTTCTTTACTATCTTTGACACGTTAGGCATACCTAGGTCAAAGAAGTTACTGTAGTACGCCATTTCGTACTTAGAGCCATTGTCTTGATAACCTTTGTACTCTGCTATGCCATTGTCCTCTGCAAAGTATAATGTAGAACCTTCCGACAAGAAACCCTTAGGTGATACAGAGGGCCATATTGTAGCTCTAAAGCTGCCATCCTCTAAAGGTGCTCTGGTGTCAAAACAAAAAGTCTGTTGTGACGTAGGGAAAGTAATTAAGTAAAAAGCATTAATAGGTGAGTAGACTGACTTAATTAAATCAATGTTCTCAGCGTTAATGGCCTGTATTACATCATCACGTACATTCTTAGAGATGTCTCGCATAGGCTGTGACTTCTCTTGTACAGTACGATTCAATGAACGTATACCAGTGTTACTTAAGAACAAGATGTCTTCACCAGTATTCTGTACACTGTCACGAGCAATACAGCCTACACCTTCAATGACTTCCACTAGCGTAAGGCTCGTAGTAGTCATACCTGCTTGAAAGTTATCACCATCACCATAGATAATAATGTTGTTCTTACAGAATATAATCAAGTAGCCGTTATGAGCGCCTAGTGTAACAATATCATCCATGCCCTGAGTAAGGACACTTGAGATGTCTAAAGAACCTGATGTACCTGAAAGAAAGTTAGAACCATCAAGAACAGTAGTAAAATACACTGTTGTCTTATTAGTTGTGGTGTCTGCTACCCATAACCGACCATAAGCCGCTAATACAGTGTTGCCATAAGGTACACCATTGTGGCTGTGTGGATGATTACTGAAGGAATCAAACTCTTCTGACCCTGTTTCATTCGTGTACGTCAGTGGTTCATAACCACGTTGGAAGAAGTATTGATGGTCATTTAATGTAGCTGCTTGCCAGTTACCTGCTGATATGGTGTCTGCAGTCGTTGGCGTGATTGTGACGAGGTTTGTAGTGCCCTTATAGAACTTAGTAGAACTCCATGACAATAAGGTATCAGCACCTGTAATGTCCTTAAAATTAGACACACCTAGTAAGTCTACACCTACGTTATCATCCGCTACGGAGTCCTTACTCGTACTTAATACTTGCCAGCCCTTACGTGCTCCTAATCGACCAAACTTATCTATGACGCAGTTGTCTGCCTGTAGTGCAAAACCTTCCTGTAGTGTTACACCTGACTCTTGGGTGTTTAAGCCATAGAATGCAGGTGCAGCAATAGAGGAGGACATTAATTGTTTAGCCATGGTTAATAGACCTCCCAGATCAGTTCCTCTGGGTGCTTGTTAGCGTCTAAGGCAATAGCGTCAGATAGGAAGTTTTGAGCAAGAGCCTTAGCCGATACTGCTGACATACCTCCGTCCTCACCACGCTCCTCAAGGGCCATAGCGTAGGCTAAAGCTTGTACAGGTAAGTGAGGCACACGTACTGTATCTGCATCAGCCACAAGCTCCTGTGAGCGCATAGTTACGTTAAAGTAGATAGTGTACACACCATCAGGGATAGGGTACAAGTCTACCTGTGTGTCACCTGCTACACTCACGCCATTAAATACGTAGTAGTCAGGGTTACCTTCGGCTGGTGTGTTATTAAGAAATACATTGTTAAACCAGTGTGGGTCTTTATACTTTAAGAACGTATTAGATGTTAAGTTAACTACGTCTAGTATAGCTACGTTATTACCTGAGTCAGTAAGCACATAGTTAAATACACCATCTTGAGTAACTACAGTCAATGTTTGCCTAAGAACAGACCAATTCCACGCTGACTCAACAAACTCCTTAGCATCATTAATGAATAAACTAATTAACTTTGAGTAACTATTCTCATTAACACTGTCAACCTCACGTTCCCGTAGCCTCACAAGTACGTTGTTTACCATCTCTTTATGTGTCTTCATGTGGCTTTACCATTTAATTTTTCTACTGTTCTAAGACCTGCAAGGCCAAGCATTGCTAACGTAAGTTCAAGCATAGCGTCTAAGGGTAACTCAGGGCTACCTAGCTCTGGTGCTACCCATTGTAGGATAGGGTTAATAACAAATGCAAACAAGAAGCCTAAGCCACATACCCACATGAGAAAGGGTCTAGCTCCTGCAACAAAGGTAGACCTGTGATTAGCCTGTACCTTCATAATCTCTGCTTGCATCATAGAAGGGCGCATAGCTAACTTCTGCTTAAGTAGTTCGCCTTGTGCTCTCTCTTCATCTGATGTAAACACACTGTCTATAATGTTACCAATGGCTTCTATAGGCTGTGCAACAGCACTACCGCCACTGAATAAACTACTTAATATGCCCATGCTGTACTACCTCTCACCATTTTTCACGATTGGCCCAATAAGCCGCTGACATCTTACCTTTGGCTATGTTCTTGCCATGCCTAGCTTTAAATGAGTCAGATCGTTTTGTTTTAGTCTTATCTCCAGTAACTCCCTGTTGACCAAAGCGTATAGTCTTTGTTACTCCACCTTCTTTAGCTACCACTACATGAGACTTCTTAGGGTGGCTAGGTGTACGCTTAGGTTTGTTGTAAGCTGTTAGTCCTAGTTTAGTTAATTTAGCATCTGGCATTACATATCTCCATTAAAGTATAACCAAGCAGCAAATGCACCTGCACCTATAATCCACATTAGCTTCTTAGTCACTGATTTACCTACGGCAAGATAGAATCTGTCATACGCTTTATCAGCAGCCAGTTCAGCTATCTCTTCTTTCTGTTTTTGAGTTAAGTTTTCCATGCCTAGTAGTATCCTTTAATATAAATAGCTGCACCTAACAAACCAGCCATAATAACAATAAACCCTAAGCCTACTTTTATAGCTATGGATAGATTATCTTGCAATGCCTTAGCTCTTGCTGCTTTTTTACGTATTTCCGCTTGTTTAGTTTCTTTTAAGTCCCTAGTGTACTGTGCTTTAAACTTAAGAAAATCACTATATCCTTGGAGCCTTTGCTTGTTCAACATGAACTTAAGTTCTTCTTCCTGTCTAGCTAGTTGCTCCTTGGCTTGAAATGCTTCTAGTACGTTACCTGAGCCGTTAGCCACTTGCTTCTGTATTGTCTTCTCAGCACCAAAGTATTTACCTAGGGCTGCTCCAGCATCTGCGATTTCTCTCCCGTTACTCAGGGTAGTCTTGATTACCTTAAATGCTGCATTAGCAATCGCTAATTCTGCTAACATATCCATAACCTCTTTGAATACTGATGCTCTGTAAGCTCGTAGGGAGCCATAGGAGGCCTTATAAACCTATAGTCATACTCACGTATTACCTGAGGCTCTACGACCAGCACAGAGCCTTGTGGAGCCTGTGAGGGGCATTGGTGGACAGGATACGCTTCCGATACAGTAGACCACATCAGATAGACCTCATATCTTTAACACAGAAAGCTGTAATAGTCTTTGTAGCTTCTACCTTAACTACTGCAAGTCCTACCATCGGGCTAACCACAGGCTCGTAGCCTCCTATTGTACCTACACGTAATAACTCTTTCCTACAACCATCAAGTGTGCTGTAGCTAGACATTATCGTAGGTACTTGAGGTTCACCACTGGCTAACATTGTTGCTAACACGATAGCCCACATTACTTCTTAGCTTTCTTATGACTTAAAGGCTTACTAGAAGGAGTATGCTTTGCGCCTGTCATAACTTTACCTGACGTATGCTTGTGTGTCTTTCCTGTGTATGCTTTACCATTTGGTAAGTAATGTGTAACACCTTTCATAACTAGTATCCTTTTTTCTTTGGTTTCTTAGTGGGTTTTGATGGTGGACGGCCTTTCTTGGTTCCGTATGTACCCTTACCTTTTGGCATAGTTATTCTCCTTAATTAAACAATCGCTGCCCTTGCTGCTGCTCTGGCTGTAGTCACATCGGCTGGCACTGCTACTGCTGTCTCAGCATGGCGTGTGATGTACCAATCTGTAGACTTTAGATACTCAAGTGACTCAGAGTTAATTGATGACTGAGCATTGGCTGCTATCTCTGCATCAGTGTACTCAGGAGCAGGAGTGTTACCCTCTGCTATCCATGCGAGTACATCTTGACAGTCTCGGTTGGCAGGGTCATTGGGTACGCCCATGTTTCCGTTGACTAGCCAGCCAGACTCGTTAAGTTTGCAGGAAGTAATCCATGCTGTGTTGTTTTCCATGTTATAGCTCCTGTTATAGTTCTGCGCTAAATGAAACACCAGCAGCAGCGTTACCAGTTTGGCACATGCCAGCAAAACCTGCCGTACTGTCTGTATTTAATGTTATATCTAATCGGGCAGTATTAGTGGTTACGTCAGAAAATCCACCTATTCCGTTAAAGTTTGGACCTACACCGCCAGCGTAACAAACATAGTAATTTGATCCTGATACAGCAGAACCAGTAGGTGCTGCTCTCATTGTTACAGGAAAATCTACATATCCATACGCTTCTCTTGTAGCATAGATTGCCGCTAAACAAATAAATCCAGCACCTTTAATATGCTGGTAAAAATAACGCTGACACAACGCTAACTCTTCCCCGTAGCTCCGATGCTCAAAGTCTGTGGCTACTGAGCCAGTTTCAAGTTGTACGCCTGTGATGTTTAGAGTACGGGCAGTGCTGTCAAAGAAAGATGTGTTAGACGCACTAACTCTTGTATTGCTTGCTGCGGCTGACCATGTGTTACTTGCAAAAGTACCTGATGTCATTGTAGTGCCAGTGTGAATCCATATAAATAAATACAGGGATAAAGCGTTGTCATCATTATAAGCACCTGTAGTATCAGGCACATAAGTTAATGTCACCTTGTTCCAACTTGTAGTCACACTAAACGTCTGACCATTATGTCGGTTGTTGTCTGCATCGTAAAACTCAGCAGTATAAGTTGCAGCAGCATTACCTTTTACATAGAAAGATAACGTCATGGACTCTGCACCCGAAGTACCTTTCTTGAGTTGCTGTAAGTCTTGCCCTTCAAATTTATATATTAGATAAGATTGTTCACCAACAGCAATGCTTGTATCTGCTGTAGTGCAATCTAGTTTAAGGGAGTTAGCAAATCCAGCAGGGCCATCCGAATCTTGAGACATCGTTAAACGCCCCGCAGTACCACCCGTACCAAAAGCCCATCTATCTAATAAATAAGTTGTTGCATCAGCACCCAGCCCTGCACTTGACGTACCTCTCTGTGCTATTTGCATGGAACCATTCAGAAGCAAATTCTTCCTGCCAGCCCTAGCTGCGGTGTCTCCTGCTGTGATGTTAGTTTGCAGACCAGCCAGATCACCTTGCAGCCCTGTGTAGTCCGAGTTTTCTCTTGCCTTGGTCATGGGCTATTCTCCTGCTGGTGCTGCTGCTGCTTCTGCACTACGCTCTGCTGCGGTCTGTACATCTGCTGCCAGTACCACTGCATCTTTGTCTGCTGGTATGCTGGTGATGCTAGGGTCTGCTGTCATACGAGCCACTTCTGCTTCGTAGATTTCATCTATAGCAATGCGGCATCGTTCATGCACTGCGTTCTCTGCCCACTCTTGAGGTGATGCTGCAACGTAGGCCAAACCTTTTTCTTGTGCGTCTGTTAGTTCAATTGTAATGTTCATTAGTTTGTCCTTTGTTATCCAATTAAGTAGCCAGTAAAGTATCGGTAGTTTTGATGTAGACACCCTTCAGAGCCTGCATTTACATTAGTTCTAAAATCCACATAGTCATTAACTGCTAAAGTTACACAGAGTTCATAACTTGTTCTTTGGTAATTCTGTCCTACAACATAACCAACATCCCCCTGTATTGACCCATTTTTAAAGAATCCAAAGCGGTTTTGGCGATCGTCCATACTCATAAAGCCTACAGAAAACTTATATACCCCTGCCACTGGCGCAGTAAACCTGTCATTTGTAGTGCTGTAATTCCCTCCTGTGTTCACCAAAGCACTACTAAACTCCACTATAATTGCACCAGTGCTGCTAGTAGTGTTAATTTCAGCACCAGACATAGCGTGGAAAGCTGGCTGATAAGGCTTGGTGACTATGCCAGCAGAATCTATTAAAAGGCGGTCTTCATCATTAGCCCTTAAAGTTAATTTGTTGGTATCTGTAAAGTATCGTACACCGCCAGCATTGTTATTAGATGTAGTACCCATGAATATGCCAGCAGGATCACCAGCGTCTGCTATGATTCCAACAATTGCTTGACCAAGAGTTCCATCATCTTTTATTTCTAATTGACGTACAGGGGAACTACTGCCAATACCTACTTTTCCCGTAAAACTAGGACTAGCAATGGGAGACTTGAGAGCCAAAGCAGTGTTAGTCGCCTTTGCAGCCAACAGCGTATCAGCTTCTGTCTTATTATAATGATCAGCTACAGTAAACGTCTTAAGTGAAATCACAGTTACTTCATCGTTCAATAGCAGTGCTACTGTGAACGTGACACTACTGCCGTTGGTAGCTGTGAAGTCGGTTGTGTCTGTAAGCAATACGCCGTTGACGTAGACTTCAATGAATCCCACTGTGTAGCTCAGACCTGTCTTTACTGTCTGTCCTGCGGTTGCTAAGAAGGAGACCTTTTCCTGCGCTTTTAAACTTAGCTTTGCGCTTCTTCCTAAGTAGCTCATCCTGCGATCTCCATTAGGGTTATAAACGATTTCGTACTTCCATAACCCATACTTACTGAACCTTCATTAGTTTTCATTTGAACTTTATAAGTAATGGATGAGGTAGTAGAGGGTGAATCTAAGTAAGAGGAACTTGGCCCTGACCAACTTTGTGCAAGGGCAGAAGCCGTATAACCACCTTGATTATCTAAATGTGAAATTACTGAACTGCCTCTTAATAACTGCATACTTATGTAAGCGTTTTGAACGGCATTTTTAAAAAACCCATTTATGTTTACTTGAACTAATATTTTACTAGATGAAGAAGTTGGAGTAATAGCAAGAGTAACAGGCGTGTCAACATACGAACTACTCGTTGTTGTTAAGCTCCCTACTTCTGCACTAACAACCTGCAACACCGCACCCGTAGCTGCCTTGATGTTATCAATGCCTAACGCACCCGTTATTGTTGTAGTCATAACTTACCCCTTTGGATTAGCTGACTTCACTGCTGCCCGTAGAGCCTGTAGATCAGTCAAAGTGTCACCACCATCTAAGAGAGCATGAATACATTCTTGAATGGATGGGTACGCTGCTTGGCGGTCACGAGCATACGCTGCTGCGTCATAAGCTGCTTGGAGTTCAACAATCTTAGCTGCGATTGCTGCGTCTGTTGGTTGAGTTTGTTCTGTGTCAAGCCATTCTAATTCATCTCCACGGAGCACCCATTGGGCGTTTGGAGTGAGTGCTTGTAGTGCTGCGACTTTATCTGTCATGTGATGCTATCCTTTAATTTCCATTAAAACTAACTGGGCTTTATTACCGCCCTCATTAAAATTGATTGTAATATTATTATGTGGCTGCACTTGTACTTTGTATGTAATTGCAGATGTGGTGGAAGGGGAATCTA